TATTGCAAAACTAGATGATGATAAACAGCTTACAAGAGTTCCATACGATCCTGCCTTACCAGTATCTACAGCATGGGATCTTGGGGTCTCCGACCACAGTAGTATAATATTCTATCAGCAGTTAGGTAGAAGCATTAATATAATAGATTACCACGAAGAGAAAGGTCAAGGTTTACCATACTACATTAAGATGATTGATCAGAAAGAGTATGTCTACAAAGATCACTTTGCACCACACGACATTGAAGTTACAGAGTTTGGCAATGGCAAAACTCGGAGAGAGGTCGCCACCCAATTAGGATTAAGGTTTAAAGTCGTTCCAAAAATTCCACTAGAGGATGGTATACACGCAACCACAATGATCTTACCTAGATGTTATATTGATACTGACCATTGCAAAAAGTTAATAGATGCGTTAAGACATTACCACAGGAAGTATATTGATAAAAACAGAATGTTTAGATCAAAGCCTGTACACGATTGGAGTTCTCATGCTTGTGATGCAATGCGTTATCTAGCAGTTGGTCTCCAAGAAATTAATACTAGACAATCAGCTCCACAAAGTGTAGCAGATAATAGTTACAGGATTATATAATTATGGGTTCACTATTTAAACCAAAAATGCCACCACTGCCGCCAGTTCAACCTGCACCACCACCTCCATCAAGCGAGTTATCGCAAGAGGAAAAAGATGCGATTGCAGCAGAGCAAAGAGAGATTGCTAGAAAAAGAAAAGGTCGTAAGTCTACAATTTTAACTGGACCACTAGGTGTTGAGGAAGAAGCTGAAACAGAAAACAAAACTTTGTTAGGATCATAATGTTTGACAAGATTAAAAAAATTTTTAAAAAAAAACCAAAAGTAGAAAAAGAAAAAAGAACTTATGAGAAAGCTATAGATCATGGTAATGACATTACTTTTGAAAACGAAGTTAAACAAATAGAAACAAAAAGAATATCAGAAACAAAATCAGATAAAGTATTTTCAGATAGAAAATCAGATACTAAATCTGGATTAGGAGAATAATATGGGTGGAGCAGTAGCAAGAATAGTAAGACCAAGACCAACTCCAACACCTGCACCAATAGCAGTTGCACCAACAGTAGCAGAAGTTTCACAAAGTGAAGCAGCAAATGCAGATGGATATGATCCAAGAAAGACAAAAGCCAAAGGTAGATCATCTACAATTATGACAAGTTCAAAAGGTGTAGAAGATGAAAGTTTAACATTAGGTAAGAAAAGTTTATTAGGACAATAATGGCAAGAACAGATTTATCAAAAGGAATATTATCCAGATACGAAAGACTAGAAGGTCAAAGACAAAACTGGGAAACACATTGGCAAGAAGTTGCAGATTATATGCAACCAAGAAAAGCAGACGTTACTAAACAAAGAGCTAGAGGTGATAAAAGAATGGAACAAGTTTTTGATTCTTCGCCTATACAAGCAGTAGAATTATTAGCAGCATCATTACATGGTATGCTAACAAATCCATCTACACCTTGGTTTACTTTAAGATTTAAAGATACAGAAATTGATAATGAAGATGAAGCAAAACTTTGGTTAGAAGAAGCAACTGCTACAATGTATACAGCATTTAATAGATCAAACTTTCAACAAGAAATATTTGAATTGTACCATGACCTAATTACATTTGGTACAGCAGCAATGTTTATTGAAGAAGATGATGATGATATTATAAAATTTTCAACAAGACATATTAACGAAGTTTTTATTGCAGAGAATGATAAAGGCAGAATAGATACAATCTTTAGAAGATTTAAAATAAGTGCTAGAGCTGCAATGCAAAAGTTTGGTGATGCAACATCAACAGACATTAAAGGTATATTTAAAAAAGATCCATACCAAGAAGTAGAAATACTACACGCAGTTTATCCAAGATCGGATTTTAATCCAAAGAAAAAAGATAAATCTAATATGCCATTTGAATCTGTTTATTTAGAATTTAAAAATGCAAATGAATTATCTGTTAGTGGATTTAGAGAGTTCCCTTTCGTAGTACCTAGATATTTAAAAGCATCAAATGAAATTTATGGAAGATCACCTGCAATGACAGCATTGCCAGATGTTAAGATGTTAAATGAAATGTCAAAGACTACAATCAAAGCTGCACAGAAACAAGTTGATCCACCACTATTAGTTCCGGATGATGGCTTCTTGCTTCCTGTAAGAACTGTACCGGGTGGACTAAACTTTTATAGAAGTGGTACAAGAGATAGAATAGAACCATTAAACATTGGTGCAAACAATCCACTAGGTTTAAATATGGAAGAGCAAAGAAGAGACAGTATTAGAGCTGTGTTCTATGTTAATCAACTTATGATGCAAGATGGTCCACAAATGACAGCAACAGAAGTTATCCAACGTAATGAAGAGAAGATGAGATTACTTGGTCCAGTATTAGGTAGACTACAATCAGAATTATTAAAACCATTAATTGATAGGGTGTTTGCAATATTACTTCGTAACGATATGTTGCCACCAGCTCCAGAGTTTTTATCTGGTAGAGACATAGAAATAGAATATGTATCACCACTTGCTAAAGCACAAAAATCTTCAGAGCTACAATCTATTATGAGAGCAATAGAAATATTAGGATCAATGCAAAATATTGCACCAGTATTTGATTATGTTAATTTTGATAATCTTGTTAAACATCTAGCAGACATTGTTGGTATGCCACAAAAATTATTAAAATCACAAAACCAAGTAAATGCAGAAAGAGAACAAGCCGCAGCACAAGCTGCAGAACAACAACAAATGGCACAGATGCAACAAGTTGCACAAGCCGGAGGAGATATAGCACCACTAGCAAAAGCATTGCCGGAAGAAGCAAAAGCATTAGTGGAATAATATGAAACAAGATAAACAACTAGAGAAATTTATAGCAGGACTAAAAAAAAATTATCAATATATATTCAATACAGATGAAGGCAAAGAAGTCTTAACTGACCTTGAAAAAAGATGTCATTATCATTCTACCACTAATGTAAAAGGTGATAGCCATGAAAGTGCATACATGGAAGGACAACGTAGTGTCATTCTATTTATTAAATCAATGCTACGAAATGATAAGGAAAAATAAAAATGTCAAATGAACAGATAACACAGGAAACTGTGCCTGTAGAACAAGCGACTACAGAAACAGCACAACCAACACCAACTGCCACACAAGTTGCAGTAAAAGGAGCAGATACTCCTGCACCACAAACATCATCTTGGAAAGATTCTATTAGTGAAGTTTATAGAAATGATCCTAACATTGAAAAATTTACTGAAGCAGATGCTTTAGCTAAATCTTATATCAATGCAGTTAAAATGATTGGTCAAGATAAAATAGCAATACCAACAAATAATTCAACTCAAGAAGCATGGGATGAAGCTTACGAAAAATTAGGTAGACCAGAATCTCCAGAAAAATATGCTTTAGATGCAAAATCAGATGTTGTTCCTTTTGATGAAAATGCAATTAAATCTTTTGCCGAACAATCACATAAGTTGGGTTTAAATAATAAACAAGCTCAAGGTATATTAGAGTTTTACAAAAATAATATGGAAGGATCTGCACAACAAGCAAAAATAGATACTGAAACTGCTCAATCTCAAGCTGAACAAGAGTTAAGACAAGAATGGGGTAGAGACTTTGAAGGTAAAGTTAAACAAGCTGGTGCATTAGCAAAAGCTAATATTAATCCAGAAGTTTTAGATATGACTTTATCTAATGGTACAAGGCTTGGAGACCATCCAGAAATTATTAAAGGATTTGCAAAAATAGCAGGAATGATGTCAGAAGATAAAATTGTTGCAACTGAAAGCGAAAATGTAAATACGATTGCAGATATTGAATCTGAAATATCAGCTATTACCAATGATACTAATGGACCTTATTGGAATAAGCAACATCCAGATCACGATAAATTGGTACAACAAGTTTATACATTAAGAGAAATGTTAAATGCAGATAAATAATCTTAATGATAAAGAAATTCGGTTAGAAATATTAAGAATGGTAAAAGAAACAGGATCAGAAAAACAAAAAAATGATCCCTTGCCTTTTGCTGAAAAATATTATAACTGGGTAATAGGTAAGAAAATTCGTAAGAACCTTACTGACAAGAAGGAATAGACTTCTAGTCTAAAAGACTTAAAATCCAAGAGATGCCTACTATTATTTAGTGGAGAACCTTTCTGATTATTT